GCGCTCTGGATGTTTCTGTTTCGCATACCCGTTACGATGATATACCCGCACAACGCATTCCACGAGACGGACTGCCCGGGACGCATGTTCCCGTTCGGCCGGTTCGTGGATATGGCCGCGGAGCTGTATTACCAAATCGGGGGAGCGGAGGTGACCTGATGGACTGGCTAAAGGCCGTGCTGGCGATCCTGCGCCTGGCCGCGGGGCTGTACGACAGGTATAGGAGGAGTCGGGATGCCCATAAGAACAAGGAGTTTCTGGACGCTCTGCGTAGCGGCGATATTGATCGCCTTAATAAGCTTCTCAAGCCCGGCGTGTAGATACCGGGCGTCGCCGCCCGTGGCGGTCCAGCCGGACGAGGCGAGGATAGTGGGTATGACGCCGGACGGAAACTACATCGTGACCCCGGCGTTTATACACTGGGTCTGGGAGCTGAAGCGCGAGAACGAGAAACTGCGCCGCGGGTCGTTGGCGGACCCGGAGCCCGGGGGTGGTCGGTAATGCCGTACATAAGCGGTACGTTTTTCGTGGACGGCATACTGCTTATAACGGGCTTTAAGGCCGTGGAGTTAATAATAACATATGTGGTGAAGAGACGGAACAGACACTCGAACGGGGCGCGGACGGAGCCGGGCCACGCTCAGATCTGCCGCGAGCACGGGGAGTCCATCGCTGCCCTGGGGGAGTTTAAGAAGAACACGGAGGCCGCGCTCAACCGCATCGAGAATAAAGTGGACAAACTGCTCGCGAGGGAGAGGTGATATGGCCGTGGTGAAGGACCCGGGGCCGTTCCGGAAGCTGGCGGGCGTCGACTTGACGCAGGTGGAGCGGTACGCCGCCTTGGGACTGACTGAGGACGAGATAGCCACCCTGCTGAGAGTCGGCCGCCGGACGCTGTTCAGGTGGAAGAAGAACGAGGAGTTCAACGAGGCCCTGCGTCGGGGCAAACTCCAGACGGACGCCCGGGTGACGGAGCGGCTGTACCAGAGGGCCATGGGGGGCGACGTGACGGCCATGATATTCTGGCTTAAGAACCGCCGGCCGGACCTGTGGCGGGACAGGCACGACGTCGGCGTGTCGGAGCCCATCGTGGTTAAGGTCCAGAGGGTGATCACGAACGCATGCCCGGAGGAGTAATGGAAGTGGCGAGACGGGATGGGCTGGAGGTGGCCCTACCGCTGTACTACCACCCTGCGCAGAAGCGGATCTTCTTCGACTCCCAGGCCAAGAAGCGGGTTGTCGTCAAGGGACGCCGGTTCGGCCTGACCAAGGGAGTCACCAACCGGGCGATTGAGTACCTGCTCGACGGCGTCGGGCCTGGGCTGTGGGTCGACACCGTCAATGCGAACATCGACCGGTACGTGGAGCGTTACTTCGAGCCGGTCCTGCGCCACCTGCCGCCGTCGGCCTGGAAATGGCGACAGCAGAAGAAGGAGCTGACGGTCGGCGGCCGGAAGCTGGATATGCGGAGCGCGGACAGGCCGGAGCTAATCGAGGGGTTTGCGTATAAGTTTATAATCTTGAACGAGGCCGGGATTATACTGCGGGATGAGTATTTATGGCATAACACCATTCAGCCCATGATGCTCGACTTTAACCCCGACGTGTACGTCGGCGGGACGCCCAAGGGCAAGGGCCTGTTCCACCGCCTGGCCGTGATGGCCCAGGAGCGGGAGGGGTGGGAGTATTTTCATTTCACGAGCTTCGACAACCCGTTCCTGAGCCGGAAGGAGCTTGATGAGATGGTGGCCGAGATCCCACCGTCCATACAGCGGCAGGAGATATACGCCGAGTTTCTCGACGACTGTTCGACGGTGTTCCGCGGGGTTAGACGAGCGGTCGGGGCCGCGCCCGAGCCACCCAAGCCCGGTGCAGCGTATATAGCTGGCCTGGACCTGGCGAGGCTCCAGGACTTCACCTGGCTTATAATTCTCGATAGCAGGGGAAGACAGGTCTATTCCGACCGGTTCAACGAGGTGGACTGGACGATACAGAAACTTAGGATAGCCGAGCCGATAAGGTGGTACAACGCCAGACTCCTGGTGGACTCCACCGGGGTAGGCGACCCTATATTCGAGGACCTGAAAAGAGCGGGGCTCAATACGGAGGGATTCAAGCTGACGGCTGAGTCCAAGAAACAGCTAATTCAGGCGTTGATGATGTCACTCGAGCAGGAGCGGATTAAAATCTTCGACGACCCGGTGCTGATAAATGAGCTCGAAATCTTCGAGTACGAGATTACGCCGTCGGGCGGAATTCGGTACTCCGCGCCGCCGGGGTATCACGATGATGGGGTTATTGCGCTTGCGCTGGCTAATTGGGCGCTGAGGAATCCGTGCGCCCGGCCGATGATATGGAGGCCCTGATGAAGCTTTGGCCGTTTAAGAAGAAGTCGTTCGAGCTGGCGGACGGCCGGTGGGTTTACATGACGGGCAGGCGGATAAACGTGCCGCGCCTGTCCGGTTTTCTCACGGCCGCGAGGGTGTCCGAGGCGGTTTACGCCTGCCTGGCCAAGATTCAGGAGGCGGCCAAGACCGTGCCCTGGTATGTTTACCGTCGAGCGGGGGAGGACGTCGTAGAGGTCCCGGCGGGCCCGTTGGTTAACTTTCTCCGCCGGCCGGGTAAGCGGATTTTCTGGGACGAATTCGTGGAGAGGTACCTGGCGCATCTGTGCCTGACGGGCAATGCTTATATTAGGATACTCATGCCGGAGGGCAGGACGCGGGTCGAGGTCCAGTTTCTGAGGCCCGACCTGATGTCGCCCCACAGAACGTCGGACGACCGGATCGTCTACGAGTACCGGGGCTCCGTGAAGCTTAGCGAGGACGAGGTAATACATATAAAGCTGTCGAACCCGGAGGAGGACGACGAGGACCATTTGGTTGGCCTTAGTCCGTTGGCCTCAGTAGTCCGGAGCGTTGACACGGCCAGCCTGGCACAGGAGTGGATTCTGCGGCTTCTGGAGAAGGGTGCCCAGCCGCCGATAGCGCTGTCGTCGGAGCACCCGCTGACCCAGGAGCAAAGGGAGTTCCTGAAGGAGCAGTTGACGCAGGAATTCCTGGGCCCGGAGAACGCGGACAAGCCGCTGATTCTCGAGATGATGAAGCCGCAGAAGATAGGATTTTCGCCGCGCGAGATTGAGTTCGACCCCATGATGAAGGCCGCGCAGAGGCGGATTGCGAACATATACGGCGTCCCGACCGAGCTCCTGGGGGATATTGAGCAGAAGACCTACTCGAACGCTAAGGAGGCGATGCGGGCGCTGTACCACTGGGCGGTACTACCCAAGCTGGAGAAGCTGAAGAACGCGCTGAACCTGAAGCTCGTCAGCGTGTTCGACCCGTCGGGGGCCGTGTACATGGACTACGACATTTCCGGCGTGGAGGCCCTGGCGGACGACCTGGACGCCCTGTGGGAGCGGGTTGGTCGGGCTGTCGACAGGGGGCTCATAGACAGGAACGAGGGCCGACAGGAGCTCGGCTGGGGTAAGAGGCCCGAACCGGCCGCGGGGCGGATTACGGTCGGCGCCAATACCATCCCGCTGGACTTGATTGTCGGCGGGGATAGCGAGGAAGCATGAACCTGGAGACGGTAATGAAGGCCCTGGGGGGACCGCGGCGGATAATCTTAACCGGCCGCATGAGGCCGAGCGGCAAGGCTGATTATCTGAGGCGGAGGGAGCCTGCGGTCCGCGGCGAGGTAAGGCGGTTGTGGCGCGACTGGCGCGATGCGCTGGCCGGAGCCGGCGTGGCCGCGCTGGTCCAGGCTGGCACGGTCCAGCCCCGCCTCAGGGACGCTTGGCTTGACGCAGCCCAGGCCTGGTACAATGACCGTCTGAAGCCGGAGCTGGAGGGGGCGTTGCGGTTTGCCGGGGAGCGGATAATAGGGACGTACAACCGGCGGACGAAAGCGGCCGCGTTCAACGCGACGTTGGCCAGGATACTGGACTGGACCCGGGAGCACGGCGGGGAGCTGATACGGCAGCTCACGGAGGGCCAGGCCGCGACCATCAATGCCCTGTTGCAGCACCAGGTGTTCATGGGCATCACCAGCCCGGCGGAGCTGTCCAGGCGGCTGAAGCCGATGATCGGGTTGCTGAGGCGCGAGGGTATGGCCGTACTGCGGTACGAGGCCGAGTTGCTGGCGCAGGGGTTGCCCCCGACGAAGGTCAGCGCCATGTCGGCCAGGTACTCGGATTTCCTGCTCGGCGCCCGGGCGGAAAGGATAGCCCGGACCGAGCTTTGTTTTGCCTTCGAGTTTGGACAGATGGAGAGTATCCGCCAAATACAGGAAGCTGGCCTTGTTTCTGATGTGCAGAAAGAATGGATGACAGCCGGTGATGACCGGATGTGTCCGGATTGCGCAGCCTTAGATGGGGAGACCGTCGGACTGGACGAAGAATTTTCGGGGGGAGTAAAAGTCCCGCCTCTTCATTCCGGCTGTAGGTGCGATGTCGGCTATTCGGCCACGAGGCAATAGGAGGTAGACAATGGAGAGAAAGGTTTTTAAGCTCCGGGTAAAGGATTTTACGGACACCGGCCAACTGACCGGGCTCCTGGCGGCGTTTAACAACGTGGATTTACAGAGGGATGTGGTCGAGCGGGGCGCGTTCAAGAAAACCCTGAAGGAGAAGCGGGTTTTTCCCCTATTGTGGCACCACAACGCCGGGGCACCCGACCTGATCGTCGGGACCTTTACCGGGGAGGAGGTCGAGGACGGGCTTCTAATCCGCGCGGATTTCTTCGATGATGAGGAGAGCCAGAAGGTACGGAACAAAACCAGGAAGCTGGTAGAGCGCGGGGTGAGGGTCGGGCTGAGTATGGGCTACGTGACCGTTAAGGATAGAAATGAACTGGGAAGCGACGGATACCCGATTAGAAAGCTCAAGGAGGTGGGGATAAACGAGGGCTCTATTACGATTATTCCCGCCAACGAGCGGGCCCTGGTGGAGGAGGTCAAATCCGGGGATAAGACGGAATGGACAGTCGCATTCATCAATTCCCTTCCCGATGCAGCTTTCGCCGTGATCGAGCCAGCCTACCGGAATGGAGATACAGAGGACAAAAGGGCCAGACATCTGCCCCATCACAAGCGAAGCGTATCCGGCCCGGATGATGATGATTCTGTCGACCTTCCGCATCTCAGAAATGCTCTGGCCCGGGCAAGTCAAATCACGCCCGTTACGGACTCCATTTCGGCCACGGAATTGCGAAACCGGGCTATAAAGCATTTGACCGGGCATGCCAAGAGGCTTGAGGTAGGGGGTGCCGCAAAGGGCTTTGAGTACGAGATGAAACCATATCCGAACGAGCATGCCTGCCGGCTGAAGGACCCGGGGGCGTATGTTCGGTTCGCAAGAATGGAGAGGGAGCACGAGGGGAAGACCTATTACGCCGTCATCGGGTTCAAGCGGGATGGCGGCTCGGAGGAGCAATCCTATCGCTATCCGAAAGACGAATGGGCCGAGGCCGAGGCCCGGAAACACTGCGAGAAACATGGGGGCAGGTTTGAGCCTGCTTCTAACAAAGCAATATATGTAAAGTGCTTAGCCTGTCAAGAGGCACTCGAGATCGAATTGCCGGGTGAGACCACAATTCGGGACGAGCCGCCGGCGCTCAGCGAGTCAAGCAAGAGCTTACTTATGGAGCTTCAGGCCGAGCTGAAAAAATTTAATGGAGGAGAGAAATAACCATGGTAGAGGAAAAAGTTTTACAGGAGATGGTGGAGGGAGTTAAGACTATCCGGGAGAAGTACGAGGAGCTGGAGAAGCGGAACAGTTCCCTGGAAGAGCGGAACGCAGAGCTGAAGGGGCTGATCGAGAAGGTCACCAAGACGGTGGACGAGCTGGAAATCGAGCGTAAAAAGATAGCCATCACCCAGCAGACCGGTCGGGGGGAGAAATCACCGGAGTTCAAGGCTTTTCTGGATTGGCTCCGGACTGGGAATCCTATACCGGCCGAGTACAAGGCTCTGCGGCTGTCCGACCAGACCACCGGCGGGTATCTCACCACCAGGGAGATCACTGACGAGTTGCTTAAGGGCATCGAGGAGTTTTCGCCCATACGGGCCATCGCCAGGGTGAAGACTACTTCAAAGGAGAGTGTAGCCTTTAGGAAAAAGACCACCAGTTTTGCGGCCCAGTGGACGGGGGAGACTACTACCAAAGCCGAGGCTACCGGGCTCAAGTATGGGCTGGAGACAATCCCCACGCACGAGCTGTACGCCCGGGTTGATATTTCCAATTGGGACCTCGAGGATTCCGATTTCAATCTTGAGGCCGAGCTCCAGACGGAGTTCGCGGAGCAGTTTGGCGTGGCCGAGGGCGCGGCTTTCGTGGCCGGGAATGGCGTGGCCAAGCCCGAGGGCATACTGTCCAACGCATCCGTAGGCTCCATTGTGTCGGGCAGTGCTTCGGCTATAACCGCTGACGGGCTGTTCAAGCTGTACTTCGAGCCAAAGTCGGGCTACATCAGGGACGCTAAGTTCATCATGAATCGGGCCACCATGCTGGCGGCCTCGATTCTCAAGGACGGCCAGAACAACTACCTGCTCCGTCGGCTTGGGGACAGTCCGGCCTGGAACATCCTGGGCGTCGAAGTGGTGGAGTGCCCGGACATGCCGGATATCGCTTCGAACGCCTATCCGGTGGCGTTCGGCAGTTTTAAGCGCGGGTACATCATCGCAGACCGGGTGGCACTCGCCGTCCTGCGCGACCCATTTACAGCGGCCGACGCGAATTGCGTGAGGTTTCATGCGCGCAGACGGGTTGGTGGCCAAGTGGTCCTGCCCGAGGCCATCAAGAAGCTTAAAATCAGTACATAAGGGAGGTACGAGGTGAAAGACTTATATCATGACATTAGTTTGGCCCAGAGCGTAAAGCCCGCGGCCTACACCGCCAGCGTGGATGGGGGTGGTGTCGACCTGGCTGGGTACGAGGGGGCGACGGTCCTGGTTGTCCCGGGCACGAAGACTGACGGCACTCACACACCAAAATTACAGGAATCGGACGACGACAATACCTATGCTGATGTCGCCGCGGGCGACCTGCTTGGAAGCTTTTC